TCCCCTGTATCAGATATTCCTAGTACGGGATAATCTACCCCTTCCATTGTTATGTCTGTAGCTGGTATTATAGTTACTTCTCCTGGGTGTGCCCATTGTCCCATTGGGTCTACAATAGCACCATCCTGAGCAATACTGTTAGGTTTGAAATCTAAGCCTTCTTGGTAGAACTTCATCTCCTTACCATTCTGTGCAGAAGCTTTTGTCTTCTTAGCGTATTTACCATTACTAGGAGCACTACCAGCTACACGTGCGTAAGTAAATCCTACAGCACCTGGGATACCTCCACCCATAGCCATATCTCCCCATCTCTTAAGTGGTGTAGGAATAGGTTTTCCTTTTTCTACATATGGATGTCTAATCTCTTGTTCCCATTTCTCAGCTTCTTGATACGTTTTAAATGGGCCACCAAGATGTTCACCTGTCTTTCTATATTCAGCTTCAGGATCTTGTAATGGTTTACCATACTTAAATGTTGGAATTAAATAAGCTGGTTCTCCTGGTCCTCCACCAATAGATGTAGCTAGTTCAGTGCTAGGCTCAGCATAAGGAATTCTATAACGTGAAGGTAGTTTATAACTAATAGGTTGTAAGAAACCACCATCCTGAAACTGACCACCCCATGCAGGAGAATAGTTTCTACCTTTGATATTATAACCTAGTCCTACAAAGTCAGGACCTACAGATACTTGGACATCATTAGGATTGGCTTTCTTACCATAGTTGTCATCACGTTGTTGTTCTAAAACCATTCCTCCTTGCTCAAACTTATTTAACCAACCACCATCTCTCATAGTGTTATCTTTCCCACATATATGACACACGTTCATATCTTTCTTGCTAGAGCTTGCCTTGCTCCAGGAATGTCCACATGTACAGTTAATATTATTAGCCATTACTTATAAGAGATTTGAGCAGGTGTAACAATGAATTGAGAAACTATATGAGCTTCAGAGCTGTTATCAAGTATGTGTCTCACCTTGAGGTCTTTAGCTCTCAATGGTTCTTTTTTAAATGACCTCTTTCCATAATCCATGTTTGTTTGGTTTACAATCTTATCTATTGATAATGATTCACAACTTGTCATGAATAAAGGTATAGATTTGTTTTTAACAAGACTCCAGAATGTATTGTATTGATAGAAGTTATCACTCTTTGTATACATAATGGTTTTACTATCAGTATTGTATGTAGGGTAGGTTAAGTATGCACTTAGGTTGTTGATAGGCTTTGGTACAAGTTCTAATACACCTGTTGACTGTTGTCCATTGTATAGAACAGCTTTGTTAAACCATTGATTATCAACTTGTATCTGAGCATTGTCATTAAACACACCATCTAAAAGAGGTAGATAGTTGTACACTTTACTGTAGTCTTTTACGTTTTGTAATATCTCATCGTAGCTTTGGTAGCTAAAAGGATATTCAATTATATATGGTTCTATATTACCATAGAACTTGTTATAGTTTTGTACATCTGTCAGATGTCTCCAAATAGATCCTGTATTACATGTTGTATATGTCAAAGCTGCAAGCTCCTCTTTAGTAGCAGTTTCAATTGAAACCTCTATAAAGATTCCATTGCACTTGCCTGCAGACGTTATAATAACACTCTCAACAGAGTCATCAACACTAACAGTATAACCATCAATTAAGTTTTGCTTGGTTATATTAGTGCCTAGAACATTACCTTCATTATCAGAGATATTGAAGGGTCCAGTTCTACCACCAGAGCATGTTAATCTTATTATTACTGTCTTTGCCATTTATCTTATGTTTAAATACAATCTGTACAATTTGCTGTTCCAGATAACTCACATCCTAGTGGTGGTGGAGTAGTAGTAGTTGTGGTGGTTGTACTAGTAGATGTACTAGTGGTAGTTGTGGTAGTGGTTGGTTCCCCTGTAGTTGTAGTAGTTGTAGTAGTTGGTTCAGGTCCTGCTGTTGTTGTAGTTGTAGTGGTAGTTGGTTCTGGTGGAGCAGTCGTTGTGGTAGTTGTAGTGCTAGAACTAGATGTAGTTGTAGTAGTGCTTGTGCTACTAGATGTTGTAGTTGTAGTAGTGATTCCACAATCTATACACTCTGCTGTACCAGACAAGTTACAATATAAAATTGTTGTGGTAGTAGTTGTAGTGGTTGGAGAAGGAATTTCTGTAACTGCTACTGCTGTGATATCACAACCTTCATTTAATCCAGAATAGAAGAAGTTGTTTTCTCCTATGTAGAAGTTAGGGATGTACGTATGGAAACTTACCCAACTCTTAGTGTTTAGATTAAATGAAGCAGTCCATGATTTGTTACAGAAGTATTCTAAGTCTGTTACATTTATAAACCTCTTTACTGATGTATTACCAGCAGTTGGTTGGTTTACATAAAACTCCTTAGCCACATCATCATAGAATATTTCTTTTCCTGGTTGAGGAATGTAGTCTAGTTTAGTGATGATGATTCTCTCAAACTTGCTATCAAATACACCATGTAATCCAATACCCTTGAAGTGATTATCTGTATCAACATTAGGGAAATATCTTAGTATTTCAAATGATAAATGGTCTGTAAAGAACCTGTTTAACCCAGAACCAAAGCCTGATATATCTGTTGCTTGAGTACCTTGGATTAAGAATATCTGTCCTCTCTTGGCATCTACAGTAACTTGACCTTGTGGTATTCTAAGCAACATCTTGTTCTGAGCTCCTACATACCCAAGGTCTGTTTCTGCAAAGTCAATTGGAGGTGTATTACCAAATAAATCACCACCCCCTAAATATGCAGCCTGAGGATTGCTTGTATCAATAGTTAATAAGTTATTGTATAACAATGTCTTATTCTCAAATCTAGCTAAAGTTGCTCTGTTCTGTATACCATCTAGAGATACTAAGTTACCATAGTTTTGAGGGAAGTCAAAGAAGTTTACTGGACGATATATCAACCAGCTATTTATTCTGTTATCAGAATAGCTTTCTTGTCTATCAGAATATATTGCTCTAAATGGAAAACGAGTGTAGCATAATTGTTGTACCCAATCTGCAGGCAAATGAGAGAAGAAGTTCTCTACGTTTTGCTTGGTGAATGTTGTATTGTAATAGTAAGTGTTATCAAATGCAATAGGCACTCTACTTTCTTGGAACCATTGGTCAGGAATACCTGAGCTCACGTGTGGGTAGAAGTCACCCTCCAAGTTGTTAAATGCTTGACGTAAATCTACATTGATAGAACTTTCTACATAGTAATAAGGAATACCATATGCAAACAAATACATTTTGCCACCATATGTGTAATTCAGAGAACCAGCCACCACTGTTCCTGGAGGAGGTGTGGTAGATGTAGTTGTTGTACTAGTTGATGTTTGTGCAATTTCATCATTAGGACAATCAAAATAATGTGCTTTGGTAGATATAATGTTCTTCATCAATGTACCACCTACATAGTAGTCTGATAGAATAGATCTAGCTGAGTGCCAGTATTTTGGATAGGCCACATTACCAATCTCATCATAGTAAACGTCACTATCATCAGGAGCATTTACTCTGTTATCAATGAAGAATGGAAGTTTAGTTTTGAATCCAAACTTACCAATAAATGTATCACCACCAAATATAACCTCAGGATCACCTGCAGGGATAGCATCAAATATTCTTTGGAATCCTGTATCAATTGTTTGATATGAATATATCTGTCCCCACTGTCCATTGTTGATTGTCTTGATTGAACCATAATATGAAACAACCTTTATATCTTCTTGAGCCTCAGGACTAGCACAAGTCTGTGCTTCTGAAATTGTAAATCTTGAAGTATCACTAATTTGACTTACACCTGCTACAACAAGGTTTGGTGTTCTGTTAGGATATGGTAAAGCTGATACAGGTGGTACCACTCCAGTTCTTGTTTCAATACTCTTGGTATATACTGATGATTCTCTGTTCCAGTTGTTGATGTCATAGTTATCTCCTACAGATTGAACACCTGGGAAAATGTACTGTGACTTATCAAGTTGTCTTTGCTTAACTCCTTGATTATTAGGAATATCTACACTATAGTCATAGCTAGATCTAGAATTAAAAGAGTATGCAAAGTTTTGTCTACTGATACCATTTATATAGATCTGTAGATATGTTTGATATGCTGTGAAGAAAGCAGTGGCATTGAATCCTCCTAGGTCAGCTATTGCTTTACTAGAGTTCAAAGCACTAATTTGTGTTTGCTCAGTAAGAAGTTTGTACATAGCATGCTTCTCCACTTTAACAAAGTGAGCTCTACCAGCACCAAACAATACACTCTCTAGCTTAAGAACATTACCTAATGTAGGTTGTCCAAAAGATGTTTCAGGTGAATTAAACACCTGTCTATATGGTGACTCATTATTATTAAACCCATCTAGGTTTTGAGGTTGACAGTTGAGGTTTTCATTAGTATTAGCAGCAACAATAGTAAATCTAGGACTTCCACTTATACGTACAGGAACAGTTGTTGAGTTTATTGTTACTGGATTACCAAAATTAACTGTAATGGTTTGAGTGGCTTGCGTAACAGGATTTGTGTATTGGAAAGTGGCATATGCTAAAATAGCACTAGTCATTGTAATTGTAAATGCTGTATTTGTAACATTTACAAATGTAGCAGACCCAGTATTTAAAATAGGAAGTGTAATAGAACATATCTCAGTTGTAGCAGTAGTGAAACTTAGTGTAGTTGCTTGTCCTGTAAAACAATCTGTATATTGTAAAGTACCAGCAGCTGATACTGTCATACTATATGTATCACATTGAGAGTTATAAGCATTGTTTCTCTCAAGCAAGAATGGATCTTCATTAAGATCATTATATGGATAGTTAGGATAGTAGTAGTATGTAGCATTAGGATCAGTAGGATTTTCTCTAGTGTACTTACCTACATTTCTAAGAATACCCTTAGCAATGATAGATTTGTTTGTACTTCTATTACCTCTTACTATTTTAAATCCAACAATAGAGGCTTTCTCTTCAGCTGTTAAATTAGATGCTTGGATAAGAAATGCTACTTGTTGTACATCTATTCTTACACCAATTGGATACACAGCACTAGCATTTTGCATCACTGGTTGTATCTGTCCACTAGAATATATAATAGGTGCACTTTCAAAGTGAGGACTTACAAGAACATCAGGAAACTTGTGATGTCTAATAGGTTGACCAGCAAGCTCTCCCCATATATCTACATTGCATGGATAGGTATCAGTTGATTCCCAATAAGCAAAGTCTCCAGATTGATATGGATAAGCCTCTCCTATTTTTTCATCATCTGTTGTAGGAACAGGATAAGTAGCAGTTACGCTAGCTGTATTATATATTCTCCAATAAGGAGCACTAGTTCCTTCTCCAATAAAATCATCATTAGTATTTGGTACAACAACTAAATCACTAGATGTTGATGTTCTACCAGGAATATGGAAACCATCTGTTTGTTTACCATTATCTAATAAGAATACAATCTCAAATGGATACACTTCATCTCTTAAATAACCTCTAAGATTAGCAGTGTAAAACCCATTAGCGTATGTATTGTTAGCTGGTAACTTATATGTTTCCCACTGAAGCTGAATCTTATTAGCTATTTGCTGATAGTTGATTCTGTCAATAGAAGTAAGGTTATCCCACACAATAACATCCTGTACGTTTGTAACGTCTTGAGCAATATCATAGTAAGCAAACTTCTCAAGTACATCATTAAGACTCAAAGGAATTTGAGTTACGTTCTGACCTGAATAAGTAATAAATGTAGACTTCTCTTGGATGTTATACGTTCCCACTAATTCTACAGTGGTTCCATTATTGATGGTTTTGATAACAGCTAAGTTAAAGTATTGGAAGTATCCTGTAACATCTAAGTTACTGATATTCAACACAATAGACTCTCCTACAGAATATTGAAAATCAGGAGTTGTTATCTCTGTGTTTGCAATAGATGTAGGATTGGTAACTGAGTAGTATGATGTATATGCATCCCCTGATGCATTAGCGTATTGAATAGCAAACTGATAAGTGCCAGCTTTTAGATCTCCTCCTACAACAATGTCAGTGACTTCTAGATTAGGGATTTGAAAGTTAGGTTGCACTTTTAATTTATTGCAATCAAGAACAGCAGTGATGTCTGGGTCACAAGTTTCATTACCTGTATAAACTGTAATATATGGAACTTGCTCAATGTTAATGTATCTTCTTGGATTTAATCCATCTGTCCAATAAACCTCTGTTGTACAGTTAGTAATCTTATGTACAACCTTTTTAATTGGATAGTTTATATCAAAGTTTAAACATGGAGAGTTAGCACAAACTGTTAATTCTGTTTTAGGAATAGGAGTACAAAGTGTGTGGTATACACAATCATTGTTATCCATATATCCTATCTCACTTCCTCCTGTTTCAGGATTAGTTAAGAAGAATATGTGTTTGCTTTTCTCTTGGATGAAGTGTGTACCAATAAGTTGATAGCCTTCAGGAAAGTTTAAACAGAACACGTTAGCTGGTTCATTCTGATAGTTTACAGAATTAGAGTCAAAGTTTTCTAATGCTGCATTCAGGGCATAAGAAAGTTTCCCCTTCTGTACTTGATTTACAGAAGAGTCCATGTCTAGCCCCACTCTACCAAGATTAAATTCTTGTCTTATGTTAGATGTTCCTTGATTATCTGTTCCAGCCTCTGCCATATCTTGAGCTTCTATTTGGTAATTCATATTGTCCAAAGCGTTGTAAGTCATTTCTTACTCTTCTTTGTTTAGTCCATGCATCTTGTTTCTTAATCTCAATCATTGCCATTATAAAAGCCTCATCATGTAATGCTTTATAATAGATTAGCTTTTGTTGTATCTGTTGGAATGTTTCATCAGTTAACTGATTAGACAATGTTTCAAACACTTTATATTTGATAAATGCTTCTACAAACTCTCTTATACGATAGTTGTCTGGAATTAATTGATTACCAACACAATCATACTCTGTAGCATAGAATATTAAATGCACCACCCCATTTCTAAAGTTGGTAACAAACTTATTGTCTCTAATGTCAAAGCTATCATAACCAGCAGATCCTGGAGTGAACTCTCTAACAGAAGGAGCAGTTTGATAAAACTCCCAAGCATTTGTATAAGTTACATCACAGTTTTGTCTTGCAGAGATATTACCTGGTTTAAGCAAGTATTCATGTCTGAAAGATCTTGTTCCTTGTTGATTAGTTTTATATACAGCAGGAATGATTACAGGTAGACAACTACCATCACATTCAGGATTGATACAAGCGTGATCATGTTGACAATCTACACAAGGAGTACCACCCACTGTTACAGGAGTTACCTGTATAGTGGTTTCAGATACTGCTTGAGAATAGAATGAATTGGCTGTTTGATAAGGGTATCCCTCTGTTGATGTACACATCCAAGCTTCTCTCACAGCATAAAAGTTATCTGGGAGTCTAGCTTCAAAGTCTTCTACATATAACACCTCTTCACTAATAACATACGTTGCCCTACCTAGTTTCATAAGACACTTATCTAAGTAGGTTGGGAACATTAGATCATCTACTGCTCCTGTATCAAAATAAGACTTTAACTCTTCCTTGACAGTTGAATAAACTGGATCAGGAGAAACAAAGTTATACTTGTAATAATATGACATGTTATTTTATTTTTTCCATTCACAGTAGATATTCTGATACTTACTGTCAATGTTTATGTAATGGGATAGTAATCTAGACGTTGCACGAGAGGGCTTGAAATACCACAGGTCTATGTTTCTGATTCTTGTAGATTCTTTGAACCACATCCAGCCAAAGAAAAATCCTTCTGTATGATAGTTGAAATTGTATATGCGTTTACCTTTCTCCTTGGTCTTTTTCCAATCTATGGGTAAGTTAACCACTTCTTTACCATCTACAGTTTTTAGCTTTCTTCTCTTCTTTTTATTAATGGAGAACTCTCCAAAGCCAAAAGGAAGTCTTGCTTTCTCTCCTGTTTCTAGAATGTAGTTTTTAAAATAGTCATTATATAGATATATAATGTTTTTCCACTGGTCAAATGTAACCTTTACAGTGGGGTTTTTATTGCAAAAATTATTATAGTTTTCTTTACTAGAACTTCTCCAATCTATTTTTGTACGCATTAGTTAGTGTTGGTTGTATTTGGTGCTTGACCATCAACCCCATCTGATGTTTGATCTGTCTTCAATCTGAAATAAGTTGATAACAGTTTTTGAGATGTTAGTTCTAGCACCTGCTTTTCTAAATATCCAGGGCAGCCATATTCCTTATCTAAAGGATTCTTGCAGAGCTCATCTGTAGTATAGTCTACATTACCACAGCCACACTCAGGAAACATTATTTCATTAGGCACATCTTCTTCAAAGAAAGCAGAAATTCTTGCTGCCTTTAGCAATGGATTACTGATGTATAAGTAACCACCATTAGCTATCCAATAATATTGTTCATTCTTAATGATAGGAAGTTTCAATAGATTTAAGTATCTGTTGATAGTAATCTCTTTGAATCTTTTTCCTTGTCCACCCATAGCGTTGATAGAATATACACCCTGGATAACATATTGGTAGTTTCCTTCTGTAATGCGAGGAAGTTTATATCTGCTTCTTGCTACGTTACATGGGTCTACATATTCACAACATTCAGAAATAGGAACTTCTATCATCTCAAGACATGGGATGGTAGTAAACAAAGTATCAGTGGCCCAAAGCCTTCTGAGGTTTGTCTCACGTTTAACTAATAACTGTGTGTTGTTCTTAATCTCAGAAGCAACAACCCTATCAGTGATAAGGTTATCTGTGGATAGCAACTTGTGCATTCCACGAACGTCTGAAACTAATTTCCTTAATGTTGCCATTATAAATATTGTTTGAATATATTTGTCATTCCTGAGCCTTGTTCTATTAAGAAGGCAGTCACTTCAGCTTTAGACATTACGTGACCATTCTTATCATCCCAAAGACTCTTAGCACTAGAGAATGCTGGAATTTGGTAAAATTTAATACCATTGAAATCTTGACTAACTTCATGGTGTTTATCTCCTGTGAATATGTAGAAGTTGTCATGGAAAGACCATGCTTCTCTAAATTCTATTGGAAATAACGCTGCAAGCTTAGCTGGCTTTAAAGCATCTCCATGATTAAACATCAATGCTGAACCACCATAGCTTACATACTTTCTATACTTAGGGCTCACATCAAATGTAAGTCTGTCTGTATTTCTAAAATAGGTTTGTAACCAAGTAACTAAATGCCACCCTACATACTCATCATGATTACCTGCTACATAGATTACATTCACATTCTCAGCGTATTGTAATAACATTGTAATCATTAACACCTCGTGGTCACATATAAAGCTAAATGAATCTTGATATGTATGAGTGTTTGTTTGAGGAGTTCCTTTAGTTGTAGTTCCTGTGAACTCACTGTTGAATTCATCAGAACCAATAATATATGTAATTTGATCTAAGTTATTTGAAAGCTGTGCTTGATTAGCAATAAGCTCCACCTTGTACATGATAGAAGCTAGTCTATCAGCAATGTTGTTATTACCATCAATATCATATTTGTTCAAATGAGAGTCTTGCTTATTGATAACCAACATAGCAGGAAACTTATGTTCAGAGAACTTAGGACTCATAACTTCCTGACTAACAGGTTGGTATAATGCTAAAAAGTCTACAAAACTATCTTGAAAAACTTGTTCTGTAGACTTCTTACCTAACCATGCTTTGACTTGCCAATGAGGATTGTTTCCATTCCCCCAGAAGTTCTGTACATATTTAGTTATTTCCCATTTCTCTGTGTCTATATGACACTTCTCAATTAGTTCATCTAAGCTCTTAACCTCTTCGCTAAAATTAGCTACTACCTCTCCTGTACCCTTTATAAGATCTTCTGTAAACTTAACCACTCTATCTTCTAAGTCTGCTATGTAGTTTCCTATCTCTGCTTCTTCTTCAGCGTTTTCTTCTTTTCTAATGTCTGCTAACAGACCATCTATCTCCACCTCTGTAATCCCTAGCTTATCAGCATAGTATTTTTTTGATTTCTTCCAATGCAACATCTGTTGAAGTTGCTCTAAAAGACTTTGGTTTTCAGGCATATGTAGGTAAGTTTAGTTAAAATTAGCGTAAAGATAGGAACTATTTTTGACATACCCAAAAATTTACTAACTAATTTAATTATATAGAATAACTTTTTTTGTTAGAGTTAAAACAAAAACCCCCAGCCTAGAAAGGCCAGGGGGATACTCTGTAAACCAACAAACAGAGTTTTTGATATTTTATATTAAGGACATGCTGTTGTAGCAATAATAAATCCACCATTGTCTACTTGGTAGCTATCTGATCCAGCTCCTTGAGAATACCATTGGTTACCACCAACTACAGGAGTCACACCACACTCACCTTCTATCCATAATCTTGTAGGAGCTAAAGCGTTGTCAGTATCAAACAATGTTAAACTTCCTAAATGAGCACATGCAGTAGCATTGTTAGGATATAAGTTTATTTGCTGACATGGTGCTGGTGTAGTTGTTGTTGTTGTAGTTGGAGGAGCTGTAGTAGTAGTTGTTGTTGTACTAGAACTTGTAGTTGTTGTTGTAGTGGTATTAGCAATAAGCATATCAATAGAGTTGGTACAGGTTCCTGTAGAAGTCACTCTAATGATTGTAGCATCATTGGGAACACCTGCTAAGCTGTACCCTGCTAATAATGCTGATTTAGATACCCCTGTAGCTAGTGGAGTAGTGTACCCATCTGAATCTGAATAGATGTTGAAAGGACCTGTATCTACCCCAGCTAGGGTTAATGTTATTAAGACTGTCATATTTTAAATTGATTTTTAGTTGGTTATGGACACTCACTCAATAAAGCACAGAGAGCAGTTTTTAACTGTACACTGTTTCCAATGGCAGTTAAAATTGCTTGGGCTAAGAGTGTTGGGTCTAGTTCAGAGTCTATCTTTTGAAGAGCCACTGTTACGTTATCATTTGTTTCTATACCTGTGTTAGGAAGATTAGCTCCTGTATACTTTACATTGTTTGTACCAATGCAATATCCAGGACCTGCAGTTTGTCCTTCTGGAGTATAGCATGGATTATAAATATTTACCATTTTGTTTTTATTAAGGGATGTACATTATATAATATGCAGCAATTACAGGTTGGATGTTTGAGTGAGCTTCTCCGCTACCTGTATCACTATTTGAAACAGCTACACTAAGAGATACAGCACCAGCTCCACTTGCACTAGTTATGCCAGAGTTGTGTACTTGAGAAGTAGCAGGTCTTATAGCATATCCTAAGTTACCACCATCAGTATTACCATTTGCAGCAACTTCTAATGCTGTTGGACCAGCTCCTCCTGTTCCTGGACCACCTCCTCCCATTATTATGTGAGTGTGGTTTCCTACTGTTCCAGATGCCACTACAGTAGCGTTGTGAGTGTGTAAAGGAAGTTGTGATGTAATCAAAGTTACAGTGTTTGCTCCTGCTGTACCAGATAGTGCGTAGTTTGGATTACCAGCAAAAGCAGGATTAACAGCAGGATCAAGACCAATTCCTACAGGAGGTACGCTAGCAATAGCTCCTACAGCAACACGTCCTCTTTTATCAGGAGTGCCATTTAAGCCATTGCATAGATACACATCATTGAAACCATTTGCTGGAATACCAGCACCTGTTCCATCAAAGTTAGACAATGAACCATAGTATTCATACGCTACAAAAGGAATCATCTTAGCAGACTGTTGAGTTGGACCACCTGCTTGGCTAGCTAGATAAGCTGCAATCAAAGCATCTAAGTCTGCAAGCTTAACATAGTTTGTATCAAGATCTAATGTAAGAGCAGCCAAATCAGCTTCCACTACACAGAGCTTTGTTATAACAGCTTGTAATACAGCATGTGTATCACTAGAGTCTGTTACACCAGTTAGACAGTCTACATCATAATCAGCATTTAATATTGCTAGTGTTCCATCAATTGCATCTATTTGTGTTTGTAACTCACAAGCAGCTCTTACCAATGCTGATAACACCTCTACTAAGTTAGGTGTTCCTACTGGTAAGTATTGCTCTACTAGTTCACAATAATAAGCAGGATTGATAGTTATGTCAATACCTGTTCCATCTAGAAAGGAAACAACTCTATCAATTAATATATTCTCTACAGTGAGCAATGAGTCTCCTGTTGAAATACCCAATGCTTCAGAGCCAATACCTGTATATCTAACACATTGATCAGATACAATCTCTACACAGCCATTATAACAGGCATCACAAGGTCTTATTGTTGTAATGGTAGAAGTGGTACTTGTAGTAGTAGTAGTAGTAGTATCTTCTGGCATTTTATAATTTATTTATGAATTAAAATTTTAACTCTACTAGCTATTCTTTGTACAGAGAAATGGTTGGCATAGTCTGGATTACAATACTTGTATGTAAGTATTCTTTTGTAATTCAACAACTCACCAATTGGACTACACGCAAGGCTATAGTTCATAGAGAATATGATATTGTTATATTGAATCTTGGCTAACTCAGTTAGCTTACAGTCAATATCTTGAAGCAAGACAGGGATGCTTGCACATTCTATACAGTTAGTTAATCTTGGCTGCAACATATTTAATAAATTTTGTAGCTTGTTGGGCAGCAGCATGGCATGCTGAACATAAGCCATTAATCAATTGACATCCACAACCAAATTTAGCTCCACAGTTTCTACAGTTTGCCATATTAATAAAAGTTAACGATGTAATTATTTCCAGAACAACCACAGTTGCTCCTAATAAAATTGTTTAACATATTGTTTGCCTGTATATAAAGCTTGTTAGCAGTGTCTACAGCACAGTTGTTTGCAGCAGCTATTGAACCTGATATCATGAAAGAGATACTAGTCAATGTCACTTTTGATTGTGTTTTGATAGCAAGATCACATTCCATCATATCAAGCTTCATAAAAGCATTATCAAACTTCTCTTGTATAAGCTCAGTACGCATGATGTTCTTTTCTACATTATAAGTAAGAGCAGGTGCCACTGTATACTTTAGATAGTATATGCCATCTGGCAGAGGAATCAATGGTTCACCTACAGCACTAAGTCCTAAAGATGTAGAATTGAATATATTAAAGTCATTTGGAACAAATGGTAAAGATACCACTCCAAAGTTGGGTACTGTTATTTCTATTGTAGGGGAGCTTACAACAGGAGGATCTGTGTCATATGTTGAAGCGTCAGCAACACCCAATGTTAGGGTGTTATAGGTTGGTATTACCAATATATCTAAGACCATGTTATTTAAAATAAAAATGCCAGAGGATTTGAGAATATCCTCTCACCCTCTGGCATAGGTTAATATGATTCTACTTTTATTCTTAAGGAATCAAAGTAGTTGTTGTTGAAGTACTAGGCCATACAGTTGTAGTGGTAGATGTTGTTGTGATACAAGCATTGTCATCAACTACAGTTCCTAAGGCAGCTTCTAATACAGCTTCAATTGCAGAACTTAAGTTCTGAGGAGTAGCAATAATTACAGTGCTATCTTCCATGATGTAATCACCCCATTGGTAAGCTGATTTGTCATACTCGTTAAACTTGATGTAGAAGGTATTGTAGGTAGTACCATCTGTTACCCAACTCTCAAAGTTTTCGTTATAACCAACCATTCTGTACAAATGCTTAAGGTAACCAGCTTGGTAGCTATAGAAATTCTTTTCTAATTGTTGAATTTCTGCAGAAGTTCCAGAAGGATAGCTTGAACGTTGTACAATTACAGGCTCAGCAACAAAGTTACATCTGTCAGCAACAATGAAGTCAGCAGTAGTTGCAGGACCAGAATACACGAATGTGCGGAAGTAAAATCTGTCATACTCCCAAGGGAATGCAGCAACGTCACATGGTTGACCATATACAGTTAGAGGCTTACCAGAGATAACTAATACAGCATCCTGATCATTTCCACGTCTTTGGAATTGGTAGAAAGTGTTGAAAGAAATGTTGTCTGGGTTATCACCAGGAGCTTGTTGTGTCAACTTAATGATAAAGTCATCAATTAAAGCAGGCACATCAACGTCAGTGCAAGGATCACCACCACAGTCACAACAAGGAGCTTGTACAGTTACTGAGCGAGTGAAACCATTGAAGTATAGGGTATCAACGTAAGAAGAATGACCACGTAAAGTTAATGTTACGATGTCACCACATTTAACAGTCCAACCACCAACTTCAGTTACTTGGTTAGACACTGTAGAACATCCTGTAACTTTGTACCATTCTGTTACATTTGATTTACCATTACCTCCAGAGTTTAAAGGTCCAGCAATTTTGTCTGAACGCTTAGAACCCTGTAAATAAGTATTAACTCTACCTTGAGCTACATAGAAATAAGGTGCTCCACCAATGTTACCAGCGTTGGCAACAGTGTAGTCACTCTTAAAGAAACCAACTTGACCAGCTGTTAAATTTTGTGTGGAACCAGAGCTAGGTAGAGTATTTCCTACTGGAACCACAAAGAGCGTGGTTAATGAAAAATCAGCCATTTTGTTTTATTTTAAATTGTAAAGAAAAAATTACTCGTTTGTTTGTATTCTGTATATGGAGCTTTGAACAGCAGATTGGTTCTCTGTGTACATTGCTAGGTTTTGTACTGTAAGGTCTAGTAACTCATCTTCAAGATAGGTTTCTAGTTCACAGTCAGAATTTATAGAGTTTGTTCCATCAAATCTAACGTAACCTACTTTATCTATGTATTGTGGGTAACGCATGTATGAAACATATATTTGCGTTGGTGTAAATGTACCATCTGTAAATATAGAGATCTCATCAGAAGATAAGGAGTTGAACGTTTCTTGATATTCAAATGATGGTCTGTAGTGAGTGTTAGTTAAACAAAATTGCAAATCACCATGACTAGCTAAGTCTCTGTTTATCCATATCTTTCTATCTGTACATACTCCTTTGTCAGCCAATGCATAACTATCTATGTAGAACATATACTTTGGAGTGAGCAAACTAATGTCTGCAGACCATTGATTTAATTCAGCGTTCTTAACAGTTAAGTTAAGAGGTTGATGGTTATATACCATCACCAGATTTTGTAAGTCCTCATAGCGTTTTTTAAACGAATCTAGACCTTTTCCTGATACAGTACTAAAACCATCAACCTTTTGTTTTATAAGTTTTATCTGAGCTTCATTCAATGCTAGAATTTTATCTTCTAGATTGATTTGCTGATGTTCATTCGTTGATAGTTTATTTAGTTTCTGATCAATTTTGTATAATAAACTATCTACAGGGATCATATTGAAGCTATTTTTTTACCTTTTAATTTACCTTCTAAAATTAACAACTGATCTTGATTATCATCATCTGCTAAGAATTTCACTAATTCATCTTCATCCTTAGCTATTTCAAACTCACCTTCATAAACTTTACCATTAGGTTTTAGTCTGTAAACTGAGTGAGCCACTGCTTGTTTAACCAAGTCTTTAATATGGAGTAAGTTTTCCTTCATGTCTGCAAATCTGTTAAACACCTCAATTGGATTTAACCCTTGATATTTGCCATTCTTGAATTCTGTTTGTTTTAATAGGTTATCAACCTGATTGTATACAGCTTCTTCTTTAGAATCATCTGATACTGGGAGACCAAGTAGACGAGCCACTTTCTTCTTCTTTTCAGGAGTCATATCATCAAACTTGATGATTGCTTTATTAATAAGTTGTTTCTTCTTGAAGATCACCTTATTTTCGATCTCATCATCAGCAACATAGTATTGAATATCTGCTGGATATTCACCACGCTCCCAAGCTTGATAGCTAGAAGCAATTGTTGGATGTACTCTTAACCAGGCAAAAGCTAACTCTTGCATTGGTACACCTAAGTCAAAGTAGTTGTCACCATCTGATAACTTAACTGGTTGAACGTGCATAGCATCATCAACAGAGGTTGATAAGCCATAGTTCCAAAACTGAGCACGAGGATTTAAATCAACGCTCAAAGCATCTTCAAGCTTTTGTTTTAATTCTGTTACTCTTTCAATCTCCATCTCTCTTTCTAGAGGATCTGAGATTCTTCTGATGTAAGCAGCTTTAGGATCTAATCCAGTTCTGTACTGACCATCTAACTCTTTGTAAGGATATTTAAAGACTCCTGTACCAGGAATCCTAGTGTACCCTTTCTGTGCAAGTCCACCTTGCATTGTCTGCAATTGAGAGTTATTGTACTCTTTCTTAATAGTAGAGATTTTTCCTATCTTACCCATATGTAGTTGTTTTTATTTGGTTTATTTGCAGATGGGTCCCATCGAAGGGAATGCAATTAACAACTTAGTTAATCCATCCATCTGTGTGAGAAGACTCCCCCACTGGGAGGAGTGGGGGGGAATTCTTCTCTGTATAGTAATTCTAACCCTAAGATTAGAATTGTGGTATTTCTTCGATTAACACAGTACGTGATAAATCTTCGATGAACACATCACAACGATCTTTCATCCATAATTCATAACCAGGGAATTTGTTCGCAGAACTCATACCTTGAGACTTAGCAAAGCCTAAGTGGTGACGAGTACCATCGATATAACCCCAAGTCATTGAAGGAGCACCCTTCATACGTACTTCACGAATGTTATTGATCATAGAACCATCAGACATTGGAGATACATCGAACACCATGAATACTGGAGTTGATTTCTTGTTTTGTCCAAATTCTAAGTTTGTTTGAGGAAGGTCTAATTCTTTTAAGTGAATTAGTTCAACACGACCTGTTTCACGTGTAACCATTGCATCGAATGCAAAGTTGTAAGTGATGTGTTGACCTTCTCCTTGTAAATAACGATTACCAGAATCAGCCATGAAAGTAAGACCTGAATTTAAAGCATCATTCTTAAGAGCTTGTTGGAATACGTCAAAGCCAGCTTCATTAGTGTACATTTTAACACGTCTGTCTTTAACATCCACACGTCTGTAGAATAAGTCACCAAATACAGCACGAATCAAGTTTGCAGTGAACTCACCACGATTGTATTGTACTAAGTTACCATTGTTACGCATTCTGTGATATACACCAGCAGAAGTACGCTTTAATTCTTGCTTAGAACCATTAGTCTTCACAGTACCAGGACGAGCCCAGATCATACGCTTAACTTTTAATTCTAACATAGACTTACGCATCCAGAACTCAATAAATGGTTCCCATTTAACATCATTACGAGTTAAAGGTAATTGGTTACGTCTTTGTGGAGCATATACTAAGATATCCAATGGATTACCTTTAGTATCTCTCATCATTTTGTCATCAGCCCATTCTGTGATCTTGTGCTCATAACCATATGCAGAACCTAAAGATTCAAACATTGTGATTTGCTCACCTAAACGAGGAAGGCCTAATAAGTCTTGGTCAAACTCACCAATAGCAGCATCAACCAATTCAAGTTCGATACCTGTACTTAAGAAAGTAGAGCTTACGAAATCTACAGTTGGGTTGTCACTTACTAGAGTGAAAGTGTATAAGAAACCAACGTTCCAAGGAACTGGATCTTTTACAACATAGAAACGTGGACCATATTGACGAGTACCTACAGATACAATTGCGTTCTTAGAGAACTCATTGGTATCAATGATTAGTTGAAACTCTTGTCCATCAATACCAGGCTTGTTTAATTCCTGTGTAGAAGTTGGAACATCAATAATTTTTGGGAACTTGTAAGGAACTTGCACTTGCCATTTCCAAGCATCACTGTTATTATCAATATAGTAAGGAGTGCTCTTGTTAATCATATCCAAGAAATCATTACTGTAAAGAGAACTCTGAGTATACAGGCTTATGATCTTTTTATCATAATCAGCAGGCTCAGTTGAGTGAAAGCTTTCCAAGTGGTTCGCATCAGTCAATTTACCTACTGCACGCTTGTCCATAGAAGCTACTCTAGCATAGGTAAAACCAGTTAAACCTGGGATTGTTTGAATTGCCATTTGTTATTCTTTTTAATTTTTGTTATATAAAATTGTTATTGAAACCAAGAAGTTTGTTTAGTTGCTGGTTTAGATTTCACTGAACTCTTCTGGGCTTGTCTGGCAACCTCACCAAATAATTCATTTGACTTTTTGGTAATACCTGTCTTTTGAATAGTAGATAATGTAGGATCTTTCTCCATTATCTTCATGATCAACGCAAGCTTTACTTTTGTTGCATGATTCTCAGGACGCTTCAGCTCCAGAATAGTCTTATCAAAGTCTGTGAGAGTCTCACCTGAATTTGTTTTGTACTTGTCTGTTACTAGGAAATCTTGTAGTTCACCAGCTAGTTTTGGATTAATTGGTATGCCATCAAATTCTTTAGCTTTGAGCTTATCTTGTAAAACTTGGTTTACATTCTGATAGTACTGCTGTTTGATAGCCTGTTGCTGTTGTAATTGAGATTCTTTTTCTTTCTCCATTTGTTGGAGCTTTGCAGATTCTTTCTTTACTAATACTTTGTGGTGCTTGGTAGCAACGTTCTCAAGGTCACCATAATTTTTAAGTCTTTCAACTTCTGTATCTACATCTTCTTTATCAAAGCCTTGATCTGTAAGTGCTTGTCTGATAACAGCAACTTGGTTATTCTCTTGGCTAAGATCCATCTCTGTGAAAGATTGGATTTGATTGTAGGCACCAAAGTATTCTTTAGGATCTACACCTTTTACAAATATGGCATCGAATGCTTGTTGATAATCTTCTCCAAACTGACCAATGAAGTTGTTTACAATTTCAATAGCTCCTTTCTTCTTCTCTGCTTGGAACTTTTCCAAGAAAGCTTCTGGGGTTTCTATTGGTGCATCTTCTTCCTCATCATCATCTTTAGAGAAAACACCTAGTTTGAAAAGGTCTTTTGATAAAGCAGTGAATTGGTTTGCACCTTCTTCTTCACCTTCTGCATCACTATCTTCTTGATTATCAGCATCTTGTGCAACAGTCTTTTTAGCTGGTGCTGGTGCTGGTTCATCTTCCTCACCTTCTTCTTCATCTTCTCCATATAAGAAGTCTTGAATTCCTTTAACAGGTTCATCTTTCTTATCTTCTTCTGGAGCAGGCTCTGAAGCAGCTGGTTGTTTAGAAGTAGTTTTCTTAACTGGAGTGGGAGCAGGATCATCTTTAATATCCTGAATATCATCAGGATTAGATGTTGCACTGTCAGGGCTCAATAAGTCATTTAATAACTCTTGACTTCCCATTCCCATGTCCATAGTATCTTGAATACTAAAGTTACCCATTTGGGGCATATCTAGATTTTCAGCCATATGTAGTTGTATTTATTTGGTTTTCAAGGTGTAAAAGTATATTAAGTTAATGTAATAGCAAAGACACAAGGCTCTATATGGGCTATTATTCAGTATAATATAGCATTAACTTTTTTTACTCTAATCTAATTTGTTAGTAAAATTGTCATTTATTAGTCTAAAGCTTCTTATTGGGGCAAGATCTGTAAGTGTAACTTGTTGAACCTCAACACCCCACTTCCTTGCTTCTACCCTAACTTTCTTGCTAAGAGTGTTGTCAAGCTCTGTATCTGTACACTCTTCTAAGGTCATAGACATGATGACGTTTTTAATTATGCTTTGAGACATGTCTGACAAAGCGTCTTGGGCATCATACACTTCTAGTAGAAATGTTTTGACATCTGCTATCTTATATTTAATAAGTCCCTTCACCACAATGTTCTGTCTGTCTTTAGTATACAAAGATTGTGCATCTAAGCTAAGAGTTGTCACAACGACATGTTGATCTATCACCTCATCAAAGAAAGGGAGTTTTAAATGTATCCCTGGTTTGAGCACTGAATGAAATCTACCAAACCTGAGTAACACAGCCTCTTCATAATCTCTGATTATAATAAAAGGTATTATCTGGTGCCACCATTGTGATAAGATTTCAATCAGTTTATCAAACATAATTATTTAGTTTTTTTAGCTCTTCCTTTGGCATTCTCTTTGGCAATAGCCAGATCATTTGCTTGGTTCTCTCTGCTTACTTTAATCTTCTCTTTTTCTACATTAAGCTTTTCCATTGCTAGAGAATGTTTGTTTTGAATATCAGACAGCTTGGTTTGATAATCTCTCTGAGCTCTGGTTTGTTCTAAAGCTAACTTGCTGATTTCCAACACATCAGGAGTTCCTGATTCATCAACGTCTGATAATGGACCACTTTTAGATTCTGCTGCAATGAGTGCAATCTCCTTCTTATTGATCCTATCCATCTCAGCATTGTAGTTTTCATTGGCAATCTTTTCTGCTTGTTGTTGCATTTGCAATTGTAACTGAGCTTGACCAA